CCCGCCGAGTGGCCCACTCAAACCAAGTGCGAGCCATGGCCCAAGGGTTCATTGAACATAAAACCAATCTCACAATTGACCAATCCCACAACGAAGTGTTATTGTTTACATAATAATTCACGGTGCCCAGCGCACCAACCATTACTGGACGATCTTCAATCCAGAACCTCAACCTACTCCAATCGCGATCGCCACGCCGTAACCGCGAAATTCACTAGGGGTTGGTTGAGTGTCCTTGCGAGGAAAGCGCCTACAGGTATTCACTTTGACCGTTTTCAACTATTCCAAAACAAACCTATTCGATTCAGATTACCAGAAATCATAGGTGAACTTGGTTTAGACATGGACAAATTGCCTGAAGAGTTTTCTTGCAAAGATTGTGATCAGTCCGTTTATTCACACCATCCACGGCATTTTGTGACAGAGTTGCCCTCACAAGTGGATAGTAATAATTATGCACAATACGACATTGCTTTACGAGATTCCAGATGGAATAAACTCGTTGACGCCGATATATCTCGGATAGACCCATTAGATGGGTTGAATTAAATCAAAACAATTAAGATATCAAGTCTAGCAGGAAATAAAAATGTGAAAAGTACGGCAACACAAGCATTCAGTTTAAATACTTAACATGCCACACCGTGACCCGTGACCACACAATAAAACCTGCCCCTACCCCCAGTGTCGACGCAAACCCGTCTCTAATCGAGAAAATGCGTGACTGGGCAAGACCCGTATCTTCCTTCCCACTCCTTAAAGTGCGTCCGAACGAATTCAAGTCAAGTGCAATCACTTCTTGGTCTCCGAAACGAGACAAAACTACCATCTTCTTAGAGCAAATGAACACGCACCATTTGACCGAAGACCAAGAGCTGGCTCTTGGGGTACAACTGAGCGCCATAAGCTCAGTCGTGTGTAATGACGATACATTACTTTGCGCACTAGATCCCATTAACCTAACGAGACAATTCGTAGGCAACCCAACTGGGTTGAAATGGGACTGTTACCAAGGAGACGTGCTGCAAAAGTTAATCCTTGCGTCATGGTTAAGATTCATCGAAACTCCTCGACCAGACGAGCGTTTACTCAAGCGATACATTACGAACGAAAGTATGGCTGAGTACCTCCACAATTATTGCTATCCACTATGGCTCTACACTAGCCGCTCCGGCAGTAGTGCTGAAAGATTAGGTTCACTCTTTGAATACCTATTCTGGCATAGCGTCGAATTTCGTGTCAAGTACATGTTCGACATAATTACGGAACACTTGTCTAACGCACAGTAAGAAAGCCTCACCGAGCTATTAATTTAGTTATGGGTAGGACATTGAGTCTGGGAAACTCAGTGTCACTACATGTGAGAAACTCGCAAATTACTGAATAAATTATTCATCCATCCAACCAACTTAGATGGCCAAATAGTTTCAAAGCTTCACTACAAGAAGCGTCCAAAACAGGGTAACAATGTTTTAACA